TATAGAGAACTCAACAAGGTTTAATGGAAGTGGATCAGATGATTATTTATCTAAAACATTTGGAAGTGATGGAAATAGAAAAATCTATACAGTATCAGCTTGGGTTAAAAGAGCAGAATTAGGTAGAACACAAGTTATATTTTTTGCTGGTGATAATAGTACAGATAGTTACCCATTACATTTTGTGGCTGGTGATAATTTAGAGGTAACTAGATATGCTGGTGGTTATACCTTTAGAGTAACTACAACAAGAGTATTTAGAGATCTTTCAGCTTGGTATCATATTGTAGTTGCAGTAGATACGACACAAGCCACAGCAAGTAATAGAGTGAAAATTTATGTTAATGGTGTGCAGGAAACAGCTTTTGATAATTCAAGTTATCCAACACAAGATAGTGAATATGAAATAAATGATGCATCATTTCAACACAATTGGGGTTTTCAAACTACTTCTAATGATTTTGATTATGGTGGTTATATGGCAGAGTGTGTTTTTATAGATGGACAAGCACTAGACCCAACATCGTTTGGTGAGACTGATTCTACAACAGGAATATGGAAACCTAAAAAAATAGGTGGATTTTCTTCTGCGGGAGATAATTCACTCTACCTTGATTTCAAGGACAGCTCAAACCTGGGTAATGATGCATCAGGATTAAACAATGATTTCACTGTAAATAATCTGACAAGTATAGATCAGACTACCGATACCTGTGTCGAGAACTATGCAACATTAAATCCTTTGGTAACATTAAGCACAGGAGCATTTTCAGAGGGTAATTGTAAAAACGCATCAAGTAGTTCATCAAATTTTGGTGCGGTTTCAACATTTGGAGTTTCATCTGGTAAATGGTATGCTGAATTTAAACCTGTATCTGCAACAGGAAATAAACAAAGATCAATAGGTGTTTGTGGAGATATAACAAGTAATAGTGGTTCAAGATCAGCTTTATATTTGTACTCATTCAATACAGGTGGGGATAGTGGTAGTGAGTCGGTAACTGTTTATAATGGTTCATCTGATACCGATGTTTCTTCAACATATAATGGTTATTTTGAAAATGACATTGTTGGTGTCGCATTAGATATGGATAACAATAAAGTTTATTTTTCTGTAAATGGCACATTTCAAAATAGTGCTGACCCAACAGCAGGAACAAATGGAGTTAGTATAGGTACTTCTCCGCCAGATGGAGTTTTTTATTTTGCAGTAATGGATGTTAGAAATGCAGATGTTATTACTTATGAAGCAAACTTTGGAAATCCCATAAGTTCAATATCATCAGGAAACAGTGACGCTAACGGTTTTGGGAACTTCGAATATTCTGTACCTTCGGGATATTATGCGTTAAATACATCTAACCTAAATACTTATGGATAAAAATTATGGCTTATAGTTCGATAGCAAAACCAACTGATCATTTTAATACTGTTACTTATACTGGTAATGGTTCAAGTCAATCTATTACAGGAGTTGGATTTCAACCAGATTGGGTTTGGTTTAAAGGTAGAAGTAATAGTGCTGATCATGGTCTAATTGATGCGGTTAGAGGTGGTAATAAAGTTTTAAGAAGCAATTCAAATGCGGCTGAAGAAACTTACGCACTTATTACCAGTTTTGATACTGATGGATTTACTATATCTAATGACGGTGGTTTTAACAATGCTTCTAGCGTTAATTATGTAGCATGGAGTTGGTTAGCTGGTAATTCTACATCATCAAATTCTAATGGAGATCTCACATCAACAGTATCTGTAAACACCACTGCTGGATTTAGCATATGCCAATGGACCTCTTCGGATACTGGTTCGGTAAAAACTGTGGGTCACGGTCTAGGTGTAAAACCAGATTGGATTTTATGGAAAAGCAGTAGTAGAACAGTTAATTGGATTAATTTTCATGTAAGCACAGGTAAAGATAAAAATGCGGGTTGGTTAGATGGTACTAGCGGTTCTTCAGATCAAAATTATTGGGGTAATACTGAACCAACATCGACTGTTTTTTCAACAGAGGGTGCAACAGAGGATAGTGGAACAAATATAGCCTATTGCTTCGCAGAAAAAAAAGGCTACTCAAAATTTGGCAGCTACACAGGAAATGGAAGTTCTGATGGAACATTTGTTTATACAGGATTTAAACCAGCTTATGTTTTGATAAAAAGCACAGCAAGTTCGACTAACTGGCCTATACTTGATAATAAAAGACCGGGTTATAATCCTGCAAACCAAGCAGGGAATGTTATGTTTGCTAATACGAATTCTGCGGAATCTTCATCTGCAACACGAGGAGCAGATTTTAATTCAAATGGTTTTAAAATAAGAGGCACTAATAATGATGTTAATGGAACTTCCGAGATTATCTATATGGCTTTTGCAAAAAACCCATTTGTGGGCAACGATTCTGGGACCGCGGTGCCAGTAACGGCCGGATAAATAGCTATGGACAACAAATATAAAATATAATAAAAGGAG